CTAACGTCCATAACCACAGGACCAGCCGCTCTTTACGAATCCGCCGCAAAGGAAGTGTCCAGCATTATTGTGGACGCGAAAGCGGTCAATCTGGGCGCCGGTAGCGTCGGTGTTTACCTGATCTTGTCCGACACCACAAATGCGGCGTCTGTCATCCAGGACGTCCTTACTGCCCTGTCTGCGACGGACAAAAGGCCGCTCACTGATACTGTGAACGTCTACCAGGCAACGAATGTCCCCTACACGCTCATAGTCAATTATACGTTTGATGGAAGCAGCAATGTTTCCGAGGCGATCGCAGCGGCAGTGAGTGAATACCAGACGTGGCAGGATAATGTGATCGGCAGAGCATTCAACCCTGACAGGCTTATGGCGGCCATGTATGAAGCTGGCGCGACGCGCGTGACATGGGGAAACGGGAGCGGTATCAATGACGGTCCGGCGGAGTATACCGAGATCCAGGAGACGGAAAGGTGCCTTGGCACGATTACAATGGTCTTCTCGCAGTCATAACAGAGGGAAAACATGATCGATTTCAAAGTTGAAAAGTACGTCCCGAAATTCATCCTGAATGATAAAAACGGGTATGCCCTTGCAAAAGCGATAGAGGCAGCCTTGCAGTATATGAACGCCCGGATCGAAGCGGGTGCGAAGTGCATCTATGATTACGACTCGATGCCGGAGTGGAGGCTCGACGAGCTTGCCTGGGAATACGATATTCCTTATGACTATACAGCTGACGTTGAGATCAAGCGCAAGTGGGTCCGCGACGTTGTCAGCCTTTCGCGTCTATATGGGACCCCGGAGGGTGTGCGGCGCTATATGGAGGGTTATTTTGACGGGGCCGGCATAGAGGAAGCGGCTGACTATGACGGCGATCCATACCATTTCCGCCTGTCGTTTCCAGGCAGCTGGACGCCGGAAAAGGCTGCGTGGGCGCAGAAGGCCGTGGATGCCATTAAAAGCCTGCGGAGTGTCCTTGATCAGTACACTTACATTGGGAAATGGCTGCATAACCTGTATGCGGGATGTGCGCTTTATACCTATGAGAATGCGACCTATAACTTGCCCGCCGTCGTGATCGAGAATGACTGGTATATCGACGAGGCGGGGAATATGCTGCTGGACGAAAACAGCATCCTGCTGATAGTGGAGGGATAAACCATGATTGCAACAGCGCCAGCACTTACCGACCGCGGGAAAAGTCTTCTTATGCGTGCTATCGCCGGAGAGGCGATTACTTTTACGCGGTTCAAAGTCGGGAGCGGAACGCTTCCTGCAGGGACGACAGGGGACAGCCTGAACGACCTGATCACGCCGACACTGGCCTTTTCTATTACCGATATGGACGACACACAGGAAGGGCTTATCACTTTGACCGGCGAATTTGACAACGAAAATGTGACGGAGGATTTTCCGTGGCGTGAGATGGGGATCTTTGCGCACGGCGAAGACAATGAGGAGATCCTGTATGCCTATGCTAATGACGGAGCAAACGCGAGTGTGGTTCGCCGGCTGAACACAGACGTACTGACGATCCAGACGATCACCATGATTATAGCGGTCGGAGAAGCACAGAACGTGACGGCTGTCTATTCGCCACATCGTCAGTATGCATCGTCCTCGGATCTTACGGATCATACGAGTAACCACTCGAACCCTCACGCGGTGACTAAATCACAGGTCGGGCTTGGAAATGTAAAGAACCTTGCTCCTGATGACATGTATGTGAATTTTTCCGCGACGTCATCGGAACAGAATATTGCTTCAGGAATGCCGTTTTCGATTTTGTTCGCAAGGGTGAAGAATATCCTCGCTAAAGTTCTTTCCCATATGAGCAGCACGACGAATCCGCACAGCGTGACTCTGGCGCAGGTCGGTGCGGCAGCGTCGAGCCATACACACAAGCCGGCTGACATCGTGAGGACCGGAACGCAGACTCCACTTGCAGTGAACGAGGGAGGAACTGGCGTTACGTCCATGCAGGACCTCAGAGACGCTATCGGGACCAATGCCGCCATCGGGATCTATACGGGCGACGGAACGGTAAAACGCGGACTGAATCTTGGATTTGTCCCGAGCGCCGTGATTTTGTTTGATGAATGGGGAAACACTTTTGATGCTGTGAAAGGTGTGCGCGGCGGTCTGGCGGTCGGAGCGTATGGCATCCGCACGAAAGCGAGCCAGAGCGCTACGAATGCGACCGTCTGGGATGACGCATATACGGCGCTGCTTGTGGGAGAGGATTCGGAAAATAACTTCGCCGGATTCTGGGTATCCTATGTGGCTGGGAATGATGCGGATGAAAGCATCAGCACAAATGAGAGCGGCGTAACTTATCACTATATCGCATATAGATAGGAGACGAATTTTGGCTGGACAGAAACTGACAGAGAAACAGCTCGCGGCAGTAGTGAAGAACGGGGCAAACTTTTTAATCACGCAGCCGGAAGGCGAGACTGGAAGCGAAGTTGAAAGCGTGCGGCGCGTACAGATCAGCGCTGTCATTTCCGCCCTGCGCGGCTTTGGCTTGCTGCAGGGATACTCCACCACGGCACAGATGAATGAAGCCATGGAGCAGTACGTCAACAGTGTGACGTCGACCGCGACAGGTGACGGGATCGTCGTTTCCTACGGAGAAGGGAGCAAAGTCACGATCCCGATCGCATCGGGCGGAGGCGCGGACCTCTCCACGCTGCACTGGGAATGGGATTCTTCGACCGGGCTCCTCCACATGCTTGACGAGAATAATATAGACGTCATGGATCCTGTGTGGGTCGGAGGAGGCGGCGGAGCAAGCGGAGGCGGAAGCGCTCTCATTTTCTCCATGTACACGAGCCCGAGTTTTTCAGTGATTGAGAGCGCGGGGGAAGCGGAAATCGAATACAAATTCACGTCAATCGATAAAGAGACAGAGATCCCGACCGGATCGGGAAATCTGGCTGTGTACGTCGGAGGAGTCAACAAGATAAACTACACGATCCAGCAGGGCGACCACAGGACTGTGGATATTTTCGACTTCCTTTCACCCGGCACAAACAGCGTGCGTTTGACCGTGACAGACAGCTACGGGAATTCTGCGACAAGAACGTTCACAGTCACCATGGAGACGTTTTCCCTTGCATGGAGCCTGAATGATACGAATGTATCTGAAGGCAGCTCCATGAGCTTCTACATTACGCCGACCGGGAACGGAAATAAGACCATATACACGCTCGTTGACGGAGTGGTCCACTCTTCCGATGTTGTGGCTACCAGTGGGAGGAGGCTGACTAAGACAATCACCGGACTTACCCATGGCGCGCATACGATCGAAGTCTATGGAACAGTCGTCATCAGCGGCGTGACGCTGGAAAGCAACCATCTGAAGGGTACCGTAGCTGCCGTGCTGGCCGGAGAAACAGCGCCGGTCATTGCTGCCAAATGGCCGGACGGCCCTCTTACGCAGTTTACAAGTGTAAATATTCCCTATGTCGTGATTGACCCTACAGCGAACCCGGCAACTATCCGGCTTATGGAAGATACCGACGTGATCAATGAGATCGATGTAGATCAGAGTCCTCATGTATGGGCCTACCGGCCGCTTACTGCCGGTTACAAGCTCGCAAAGATCGTGCGCGGCGCAACGACGGAAAGTCACCAGTATGCGGTCCAGGGACTGGATATCAACGTGGACGAGGTCACGGACGGTTTGCTCTGCAAGATAGATCCGTCTACGATCAGCGACCTTTCGACATGGAGTAACGGCGGCTATCACTTTACTCTTTCCCAGAACTTTGACCTGGTAAACGGCGGTGTGATCGTGGACGAGGAAGGCATCCACTGTATCCGCATTACAGCAGGCGACACACTGACCCTGGACTATGATCCGTTCTCGGAAAACGCCATCACAAACGGCCTGGAACTGAAGTTCATCTACAAGATCGCCAATTCCAGTAGCAAGACTGCAAGTGGTATACACAGCCTTTCCGGAGGACGAGGGATTGATCTAAGGGCAAATAACGTATACCTCCATGGCAACCAGAACAGCGCGAACCTCCCGGTATGCGAAGGCGAAAAGACGGAGCTGGATATCAATATCCAGCAGAAGACCGACAGCGGTAATCTGCTGATGATGCTCTGGGAAAAATGTTCGACATTTGCTTTTTCGCAGTACGCTGAGGATGAAAATTTCCGTCATTCAAGCAATGTTGGAATCACGTTCGGATGCGAAGACGCGGACGTCTATCTGTATCTGTTCCGGGCCTATGGCAGGGACCTGACTACTGCCGAGCTCCGCGCCAACTACATTGTTGACGGCGCAGACGGAAGTGAGATTGACGAGCGTAACAGGAGAAACGATATCTATGACTCCAACGGCGTGAATTTCGAGCTTGCGGCGCAGGCCAACCCTGACATGGACTGCATCCTGATCTCGGCCGACAGAATGAGCACGGCCAAAAAGAAGAACGGCGGCAGCGTAAACTGCTCAATCCGGCATCTGAGGGTTTCGGGAGGATCTGCGGAAGCGTGGACGGCAACCGGAAGCATGGATCTTCAGGGTACATCTTCAGAGGAACATGCCCTTACAGCTGGACCGAACCTGAACTGGCGGCTGACTGGCGGGATCGTGCTGGACGACGGCAGCAGTATTAACGGATGGGCGATGCACGGGACGGCAAATTCCGTCCCCGTCACGCTGTTTAACTTCAAGAAAAATATAGCGAGCCAGGATCATATCGTGAACCGGGTATGCGCCGAGTGGTACAACCGGTATCAGCCGAGTGTGCGGCAGGTAAGAGAAAATGATCCGCGCGTGAGGGACTGCCTGGAATCTACCATGTGCGCGGTATTCTTCCGCAACACTTCCGACACAGCAGTCACCGTGGGGCCGGATACGGTGCAGCCGGACGAAACCATATTCTTCGGCCTTGGAAATATTTGCAGCAGCAAGGACTGTTATGACACATTCGAGTATGACGACATCGTGATCGAAGTCAAGCAGAACCCTTCTGATGTGGCACGGTTCAAGAGCGACGACCTGACAGGCGATAACTGGGACAACAACTACGAATTCCGGCATCTTAACAAAAATGAGTATACCGAGTCACAGGCTATTGCCGAATGGCAGGTAGTACAGACCTTTATCTACAAGACTGATTATACCGAGGCTACGGGCAATCTGCTGTCTGAAGCAGAAACCATTAGCGGAACGACCTATACCCATGACACGGCAGCCTACAGAAAAGCGAAATGGACCGCCGAAGCGCCCGGCATCTTCGATATGGACACGCTTTACTGGCATCATGTCGTGACGCTGTTCTTCCTGCTGCGTGATAACCGGGCAAAGAACATGTTCTGGTCAAAATCCAACGAAACGGGGAAATGGGGCCTGTGGTTCAACTGGGATAACGATACCGGCTTGTGCAGGAACAACCAGGGCTATGTGGATATCGAGCCCGGATACATGGACTGGGATACAATCGGCACAGACAATGTTTTCAATGCTGCGGATAATGCGCTGTTTACGTCCCTCCGGGAAAACAACTTCGCACAGCTTCGCGCGATGTATGTTGACCGCGAGGCGGCTGGCGCCTGGAATATTGACACGATCTACAGCTACGTGGTGGACAGCCAGGAGCAGATCTGCGAAAGCCTGTGGATTGAGGACGCGGAACACAATGCGATCAGGATCCTGGAAAACATGGGAAATGCCAGCTATCTTGCCAGGGCGACCGGAAAACTTCAGCTGCATATAAAAAAGACGCTGATGTTCCAGAAAGCACTGGTTGACAGCTACTTTACCAGCAGCGATGCGACTACCGACAGGGCAAGGCTCCGCGCTAACACGCCGCAGGCGTGGGCCGGGGTGGAACCCAGCGGCAGCCTGACACTGACCACCTATACAGACATGTATATCAACCTGCTTGCCGGCGCGACCCCTTACCGAGTCCGGGCGACAGCAGGAGTCCCTGTGACGATCAATATCGTGGCTGAACTGGGTAACACGGAAACCTATATCTACAGCGCGGAATGGATTCAGGATCTGGGCGATCTCTCCGCCCTGTACCTGCAGCAGTTTGAGATCGACACGATGAAGCGCGTTAAGCGCGTGATTCTGGGGACGGCGGAGGACGGATATTATAACACTGGTCTGCCGAGCATTTCCCTTGCCAACTGCGTGAAGCTGGAAGAATTGAACGTGGCGGGCATAACGAACCTTGCCATATCACTGAACCTTGCGAATAACCTTTACCTCAAAAAGTTTGACAGCCGCAACAGTGGCGTGACCGGTGTACGGTTCGCAAAGAACGGACGGCTGCAGGAGGCGAGGTTGAACGCGCTGGCCAGCCTTTATATGAGCGGCCTGTGGAATCTTTCTGTATTTTCTATGGCAAGCTATCTTTCCCTGGGGGCGCTGACGATAGAAAACTGCAGCCAGATCGACGCGCTGGCCATCATAAACAGCGCGACAGAGCTTGAAAACCTGCGCCTGATGGGCGTCGACTGGACTCTGACAGACACAACGTTGCTGAACGAGCTGCTGGAAATCGGAGGAATCAACGACAATGGCGTGACGGGAAACCCGCCTTGCGTGTTGACCGGCAGCGTATACGTCCCGATCCTTCGCCAGGGAGAGAGCACGGCCTTCGCGGCGGCGTGGCCAAACCTGACCGTGAATTACGGCACATTTATAAACCAGCACGCAGTGACATTCAAAAACTGGGACGGCACGACCCTGTACGTGGAGCAGGTCGACCAGGGCAGCAACGCGGTTGACCCGATCACGGCGGGATATATCCAGACGCCGACGCGGCCGGCCACAGATGAATACAGCTACACATACCGTGCATGGGATGTAAGTCTGAACACAATCAGCGGCCCGAGAATCATCACGGCAACCTACACGGCGACCAAACAGACTTATTCTGTCAAGTGGTACTCACAGGGCATTCTGGCAGACGAACAGACCGTGGAATACGGCGACGAGGCTGTATATTCCGGAAACGATCCTGTCTACACTATGGAAGAACCTATGCTTGGATTCTATCTGTGGACAGGGGAGTGGGATAAGAGCACGGGCCGTGTGACCGCAAATATGAGCGTGAACGCGGTATTCGAATACGCCGATCTTTCTGACGTGATTTCCAGCACAGAGGACATGACAGCGGCATATCTGTACGGCCTGCGCCAGCAGGGCAGTAGCCACCTGCGCAATGCCCTTCAGACAAAAGACAGGATCCTGTTGACACTCGGCTATAATCCGTCCTACGAGAACGTGAACGAATGGGAAAGCCAGCATGAACTTGTATTTGACGGAATAGATGACGTTGTGGATACCGGCATCGACCTTTTGAAAGACGGAATTGCCGCCGGCTGGGTGCTTGCCATTGATTTCGAGTTTACGGAAGCAACGAACGGCGCGACGTTGATGAGCCTTTGGCAGGACGACGGGTATATGGGCTTCAAGCTGAAGTATAACACCAGCGGGACCGCCGGCCCGTCAATGACCTGGGGGACCAACAGCTATAACAGCCAGCAGGGATTGAACCGCGAAAAGATGGTTCTGCGGCATATGCCCGGAAGCCAGATGGTTTACTGCTACTCTTCGAACACCGGAAACATGACCATCGGCCTGACGATCCTGCAGAAATCAATCGACACACAGACTAGCAAACATCTGATCTTCGGGTGTGACCAGAACGACAGCAATGAACATACCGACTTTGCGGCCGGGATTATCCACAGCTGTAAAATCTGGTATGCGGATCTCGGAAACGCGGAATGCCAGAAGATCGCGGCATGGCCAAATGAACAGATCTGTCAGGAGTTTACTGGATACGGACAGTTCCAGCTTGCCAGTGATCCTACAAGCTATACAGACGCGGATTTCCTTTCAGCAGGCGAACTGAAGAGAACGCACCGCATGAATGCGACGAGCACAAATGCGGGCGGCTATGCCGAAACAGAAATGGTGGACTGGCTGGAAGCGCGCGTACTGCCTGCTTTCCCGAAACAGTGGCAACTGATCATGCGGCTTGTAAAAGTGCCATACGTCAACCGCGTGGAAAACAATGTCGGCGAAGTGCTGACAATGAACGCGAAAGTTTTCCTGCCGTCATATGCGGACGTAACGAACCAGACAAATGAGCCATGGGTTTACGAGGGCAAATTCGCACCGTGGTTCATTGATAATCCGCACCGGGCGAAATACCGCGGGCACTGGGCGCCCGATGGAGCGCAGTATTTTAGTGGAAACACTGACCCGGCACTGCTTCCTGGCAATAACGTACAGGACGGCGACTGCTGGCAGGACACCGGGAATGGTTCAATCATGAAACTACGTGTGGACGGCGACTGGCTGTCTGCCACGGCCTTCTGGCTTCGCGGCGCGAATCTTTCCGGCGCCACGGCCTTCTGGTATGTGGCCAGCGGCGGCGGCGCGGGCAGCTACAACGCGGCGAGCGCGGGTGGCGTCGTCCTGCGCTTCTCTATCTAAAATAATCCGGCCTATCTGGGCGGCGTAAGTCCGCCCTTAGACCGGCCTGTTATAACAGTCGGCCAATCCATAAGAGGACACAATATGAGCGTGCTCCGGAGCAGACGCGGTATCGCATTCAGCGAATTTGAAAGGAATATGTGGAAGATTCACAGAGACCTTGAAAACAGGATGCACGGCATCCCTGCCAGATATAAAAAGCATGTATGCGATAAGCTTTATGAGCCGATGAACCGCGCCTATAACGCCCTGATCATAGCAAATGAACAGAAGGGAGGCAGCTATGCCGCAAAAGAAAAGCGTCAGAAATATTTCAAGATTGCCATAACTGCCCTTATGCAGATGGAAAAGCCGATGCTGTGCTTTTGCAACATTCGTGAAATGGAAACTGCGGGGCTGAACCAGATCGAAAAGAGCATGAATTATGAAATTGCGCTGGTATGCGGCGCGGCCGGCTGGGACAAGGGAATGAAGCCTGTTTTCCACGTACTCAGGAAGGAGAAATTCAAAAAGCTTGCCTTCCTCGGAAAGATGGGAGATCTCCACAGATACACTTTTCAGAAGACCGCGCACGCACCAAATGACGCCTTCGATTCTTTGAGCACAAGGATCAATGATTTTGCTACGAACGCCCTGTACGGCGTAGTGATGGCAAACATAAAAGAACCCGAAACAAAAGAAGAGGCCCAAAGGCGCGACGCATGGCTAAAGGATGCGATTGACAACCTTAATGCAATGCAGCGTCCCATGGTCGGGCTCTGGAATATCATGCAGTATTCCGAAGCCGTCATGGATGAATGGGCCGGAATGATCGACGAGGAATTACGAATACTGGCCGGCCTGCGAGAAGCGGACCGGAAACGGTATAGTAGCCTGAAATAAACAGGCTGCAGGCTGCATTCTGTAACGGCTGTCTGCCACGAACTTCTGGCTTCGCGGCGCGAATCTTTCCAACGCCACGAACTTCTGGAATGTGAACAACAACGGCAACGCGAACAACAACAACGCGACGAACGCGAATGGCGTCGTCCTGCGATTCCCTTGATCTAAGTAACCATGTATAAGGGTGAAATCAAATCATCAAGAGAAGGAGAATGCAGCCATCCGGCATATTCTGTGCCGGTAAATTCATGGCGGCCCTGGCGAATCATCAGCGTCCAAAGGGCTGCACACCACCCGGTGTCCTGATCATGGCCGGGAGGACGCTTCTTGCATGGCGGTGCGGCGATTGCCCCGCGCCGTTTCATTCCCGCAGTCCATTGACCCGTCAGCACGGCAAACCATCCGTCCCATTAGCGGTTACAATAACAGACGGGGCAGGCGCAAGGCCAACTTATCATTTTGATTATCATTTTTGAGGGGAACCACATGACCAACCGTGAGCGGATCCTTGCGCGTATATCACGCGACAAGGAAAGGCGTAAACAAAAGAAACTTGCGCGAGCCGAAAAATACGGAAGGATCGAACGCGTTATCACGAACCAGACCCTTTTCACGAGTCTCATGAAACGGCGTAAGGGTACGGACTGGAAACAAAGCGTCATGGATTACCTTTTCCATGCGATCGTGAGAAATAAAAGACTGAAGGACACTGTCCTCTCGGGCGGCCATCCGGAGCCTAACCGCATTAAAAAGATCAGCCTGTATGAACGCGGCAAGCGCCGGGACGTCCACGCAGTCGTCATAGACAGCAGGGTTCTGCAGGGCGCGCTCTGCGATAACTGTATAACGCCGCTGACACAGCCCGGCCTAATCCACGATAACCCGGCGAGCACCAGAGGAAAAGGAGTGTCATGGACGAGAAAAAGGATCATGCGCCATCTTTGCAGGCAGATCCGAAAGACCGGACAATCGACGTATGCACTCGTTTTTGATATACGGCACTTTTTCGATTCCATAAGCCATTCCCTTTGCGAAGGTGTTTTCCGCGGTGTGTACATGGATGAAGAGCTTATTTCACTTGCCATGCACTTTATCCGGATGTATCAGATTTTCGAGGCGCGTGCAGCACGCGACACTGAGAGGATAAGGTTACTGATGCAGGGAAAAGGTGTGGGTGTGTCTCTTGGCAGTCAGATCAGTCAGGACATGGCGCTCTGCGCGCCAAATGCCCTTGACCACTTTGTCAAAGATACCGCCAGGATAAAGCCGTATATCCGGTATATGGACGACGGCTATGCATCGGGGACCAAAGAGCAAATGCTTGCGTTGCAAAAGGGGATTACTGATACAGCCGTTTCACTCGGTTTCGAGCTCCATGCCAGCAAATCCCGCGTTGTGAAGCTGAGCCGCGGGTTCACGTATCTGAAGATCAGATATACGGCCAGCGAATCAGGACACATCATAAGGCGCGTTTCCCGCTCCGGTATCGTAAGGATGCGCAGGAAACTGAAACGTCTGCGCGGGCTGGTGGATCAGGGAAAAGTCACGCTGGATGACGTTTTCGTGTCCGTAAAAAGCTGGATCGGGAATGTAAAGAGATATGCGCACAGCTACCGAACGAGAAAGCGCATCCTTCGTCTTTACCGCGACCTGTTCGGCGGCTATCGAATGAGAGGAGTGATTGCATGAGCAGTTCTTATTTTAAGGTGCTGTCCGGGAATGAAGCTGTTGACGCCGGATCTATGTGGCTTGCATGGAATGCCAGGCACCAGTGTCTTATGGCCTGCGAGCCGAGAGCGGCGCACTATGCGCAGAGCCGCGATGGATCCACGATCTATCGGTTCGCCTGGTTGAATCCTTTGCCCGACGGCGCGCCCATATACCAGACCGTAGAAGCAAGAACCATTGATTTTCAGGAGTATGACGAGATTATTGCCCTGCTTGACGCGGGAGAGACTATACCGGAACCGGATGAACCGGAAACGGAACCGGAGCCGGCAGTCGAACCGGAACCTTTCGCAGGCGTTGAACCTGACCGGCCAATGAGCGTGCAGGAAATGCGAGAAAGGATTGCAGAGCTTACGGCGCTTGTGATGAATGAAAGCGCTCCGTTTGCGGCCGAAAAAAGCTATCAGCAGGGAGACGTTATCACTCACGGCGCGCGAACTTATATCGCGAGCCAGGTTATCGTCGAGGGCGAGACTGTAACTCCGGGAATCAACTGCGTGGAGACAACTATTGCGGACGTCCTGAACGCCATTCAGACACAGATTTAAGGAGGACGATCAATGTTGTATCAGTATTACGTGATGGAGATCCAAAAATACCAGGACGGCACTTTTGGGGACATAACACATTTTGCCTATGACGAGGACCCGGACAAAGCTAGGCTTAAAGGCGAAAGTAAGTATCACCAGATTCTTGCGGCTGCCGCTATCAGCCAGCTCCCGGAGCACGGCGCTATCCTTATGAGCAGCCGATGCGAGCCGATTGAGCATAAGTGTTATTTTCATCAGACAGCAAATGAATAATGAGAATACCGGATCCGCCGCCCACAGGGCGGCATTTTTATTCCATTCAAAACAATGAGGACGGGACCGTTGATGTGTATCTTAATCCAGACGTTCCATACACTGTATCCTGGGAGAGAAATGGCACGCCCGCCAAATGCGGCACGTATTTTCTGGTTGTCCGGCGTGTTGAGCCGTGGGAAGGCATGGAGGAAGATATCCGCTCACGCTATGACGCGTGGTGCGAAAGCGGCGAAATGATTATTCCGTGAAGGGAGGGATAGACAGATGGATTTTTTACAGACACTTGTTGGAGGTCTCCTCGGCGGCGGCCTGATCGGCCTGATCGAGTTTTTGATCAGACGCTCTGATGAAAAGAAAGACAAAAACAGCGAGGTCCTTGACACCTTGGCGGCGATCAAAGACAGGATCATCGGCATTGAATCGCGCATGGACAATGAAAACGCGGATGAAGCCCGCCGAAACATCCTGTTTTTTGATGATGAACTCAGGCGTGACGTCGATCACTCTGAAGAAAGCTTCAATCAGGTTCTGGAAGACATAAAGTTTTACCGGAACTATTGCCGGACACACACCGATTATGAAAATGATAAGGCGGTATCAGCGATCAGCCACATAAGGGAAACGTACCAGCATGTCAAAAATGAAAATAAATTCATCTGACCGCTGATCAGCTCTGAATATAGCATTTGCTATATCCGTGCACGAAAATGTACGAAAAAAACGCCCGAAAAAGAGGCTATTTTGCCCGCCACATCGTAAAATTGTCCGAAACTGTACGAAAAATGCTCAAAATGGGCCGGAAATGCCCGGAAAGGATCATCTATGAAAACGGAGATTATCATCCTTGCCACCCGCCTGATCGTTGCCTTTTTAGCGGCTATCGTTATGCCTGCTGTAAAAAGCTGGCTTAAAGAAAAGACCGAGAACGAAAAGTTGAACCGCGTAAAAGAGTGGGCTTATACAGCTGTCTCTGCCGCTGAGCAGATCTATCACAAGAAGAAGGGCGAAGATCCGGAAGGGACGAACCGCTATGAATACGCGCGCAAAAAGATATATGACCTGTGCGTGAGATACGGCATTGCTATTTCGAGCGAAGAGATCGAAGCGATCATCGAAGCGGCTGTTAATGAGCTGAACATGTTTAATGACTCCGGCGTTGGAAAGATAAATTGACTGTCATCAGGAGGTGACGCATGGAAACTGTGCAGCCTATACGGGACCTTGAAATCCTTGACCGATGCTATGCCATTGCCAGGGAACATGACAGGCACCGGAAAACGAAAGAGGTGAGCTGGGAGCTGATCCTCCTGATCGGATTTAATACGTCGCTGCGTGTCAGCGACTTCCGCCGCTTCCGTGTGGAGGATCTGCGCGGGAAAGACTATGCGCGGATCAGGGCTAAAAAGACCGGAAAAGAAGCAAGGATATTGATCAACCCGCAGGCAAGGCGGAAGATCAATACCCTCCTCTCCGGCCGGAAAGGTGACGAATATATCCTGCAATCGCGTGAGCGGGATTCCACAAACCACAAAAACAAACCCATCACCAGACAGCGGTGCTATCAGATCATCAACTCGATAGCGCGGGAGGCAGGTGTCGAGGAAAGGATCGGCTGCCATACGCTCCGGAAAACATTTGGATACCACTATTACAAGATGACCGGTGACGTTGTGAGCCTGCAAAGGATCCTCTGTCACAGTTACCAGCGCGAGACGCTTGTCTATATCGGCGTGATCCAGGAGAACATTGACGAATCCCTCATGAAATTCAATGTGCTCTCCGGGAACAGGCGACAGAAAACACAGGATACGACACCCATAGGATAAGGAGGATGACACTATGGCATATAGCAGCATGGTTACAGTAAAGATCATGTCCCCGAACATGAACAAACGAAGGACCTATAAAGTAACACGCATCACGCCTCACTGCATGGTCGGCCAGCTCTCCGCAAAACGCTGCGGGGAACTTTTTTCTAAAGAGTCGCGCGGCGCTTCCAGCAACTACGGAATCGGAACCGGAGGAGAGGTCGGCCTTTATGTGGATGAAGCGGATCGTTCCTGGTGTACTTCCTCCGCCGACAATGACAACCGCGCTGTGACGATCGAGTGCGCGAGCAACACGTCATCCCCTTATGCCATGAATGAAAAGGTCTGGGATACCTTAATCGCGCTCTGTGTGGACATCTGCCGCAGATATGGCAAGAATACCCTGATCTGGTTCGGTGATAAAAAGACATCGATCAATTACAAGCCGCGCGAAAATGAAATGATCCTGACCGCCCATCGGTGGTTTGCGGCGAAATCGTGCCCTGGAGACTGGCTTTATAACCGGCTGGGAAAACTGGCGGAAAAGGTCAATGCCAAATTATCGGTGCCTTCCTCCGCATCCGTCCAGCGCGTAGAGGAAACTCCGAACACGGAAGCTGCAAAGTTGATCACAAACGAGGAGTCGGAGCGCGAAAAAAAGGTCTGGGACTTTTTGACTGGAAAAGGACTCAGCGCTTTTGCTGCGGCGGGGATCATGGGAAATCTTTACGCGGAATCTGCCATGCGTCCTAATAACTTGCAGAACGTCTACGAGAAAAAACTCGGCTACTCCGACAAGGGATACACCAACGCTGTGAACAACGGTTCTTACAAAAACTTTGTACGCGACGGCGCAGGCTACGGCCTCGCGCAGTGGACTTTCCACACACGCAAACAGGGGCTGCTTGACTTCGCAAAGAAGCGCGGCGCGTCGATCGACGACATGGATATGCAGCTTGAATTTCTGTGGAAAGAACTTTCCGGAGGATACAGCTTCGTCATGGACTCTTTAAAGACAGCGAATACCGTCCGGAAAGCCTCCGACGCTATCCTGATCGGCTATGAAAAGCCTGCCAACCAGGGTACACAGGTCCAGGAGAGCCGCGCCAAAAAAGGACAGGAGTATTATGACCGCTATGCGAAAAAGACGCAGGAAAGCTCTCAGGCGCCGAAAAAGACGGTCTATTGCGTCCAGTTCGGTGCATTTGCCACAAAAGCAAACGCGGAGAAAAAAGTCCAGAAGGCACGCGATAAGGGACTTTCTCCGGACGTCGTAAAGGAAGATGGCCTTTACAAAGTCAGGTTCGGAGAATTCAAGACTGTCTCTGACGCGAATACAGCCGCGTCGTCAGCCAGGAAAGCCGGCTTCAAGGTCATTATCAAAGAAATGGAGGCATAAAGCATGGCGATACTCTACAAAGTGCAGACAGGGGCATTTAAAAGCTCTGTGCGTGCGGCGGCATCTGCCACACTGGTTAAGGCGGCGATCAAAAAATATCTTAAAAAATCCGGAAGCAAGGAAGATGTAAGCATAGCCGTCATCTATTCGGACGGCTATTACAAGGTCCAGGAAGGCGCTTTTTCGTCGAAGGAAAACGCAGTCCGTCGTCGCGATCTTGTCAGGGCTGCAGGAGTCTATGCGATCGTGACCGAATCCAAGACACAGGACGCCGCGCCGGCCGCGCCGACGGCCTCTGGCGCGCAGAAGGTTTACGATCTCATGAAGCCTTACATCGATTCCAAAACCGCGCACAGTGACTTTGTTAAAGCCTATAACGCGATGATGGACAAACTCGGCCATAGCAAGATCACCCAAAAGAATGCGTGGTGCACGGAATTTGTCAATCTCATGTTCTGGAAGGCGGGATACCTTGATCTGATCGGATATGCAAAAATCTCCAAGGTCTTAATGGAGACTGCAAAGAAGAAAGGGACCTGGAAAAGCGGATCCGGAGATATCCGTTTCGGCGATGTCGTTATCTACCAGAACAAATCAGGATCCCCGAACCACACGGAATTTGCCCTGGGGGGCAACAAGTTTGTTTCCGGGAACTATAACGGCGGCGTCCATGTGCGTACACGGCCGAACTTTAAGACTGTAAAAGGGCGCATCCGTCCAAAGTACCCGACATAAACCGGCAGTGTATCAATCCGGCACAGAAAGGAAAACGAATATGGCGACTCTTTATAAAGTGCAGACGGGAGCATACAAAAGCGCCGCTGGCGCTGCGGCTTCCGCATTGCTTGTGCGCAAAAAGATCGAGAAATATCTCAAAAAGATCAAGAGCAGCGAAAAAGTGAGCGTGGCCGTTGTCAACTCCGGAGGTTATTACAAAGTCCAGGAAGGTGCTTTTTCGTCGAAGGAAAACGCGATCCGCCGCCGCGATCTTGTCAGGGCTGCAGGCGTCTATGCCGTTGTGATCGAGACGAAAACGCAGGATCCGGAGCCCGTGGCACCCGTAAAAGGAGACTATACTCCACGGATCCGCGTGATACCGATATGGTTTTTTGAAAAAGACGAAGGCCAATACGGAGACTGCACGGCAATCCTGGAATATGCGGAGGATGGAAAGACGGTCGCTCACTGTATCCTGATCGACTGCGCAAAAGGCTCCGCAGCATCCATGATTATTTCAAAGCTGAAGAAATGGGGCGTCACATACATTGATGCGATCTTCCTTTCTCATGCGCACGGCGATCATTACGGCGGACTCTCGTATATCCTGAAAGCCTTTTCAGTCGGCGCGCTCTACCTTCCCGATTGCACAGAGCTGGACAAATATCAAAAATCCTATGGAAACGCGCTCCGGAATCAGGCCAAAAAGGTCAAAACTTCCCGCTTCCTGACTGTCGGTGATACTGTGACGATCGGGCATATCACCTGTGAAAACATTTTCATGTGCCCGGCCTCAAAGCTCAAAGAACATGACACGCATCATTTCGTCAACAACATGAGCATGGCACTGCGTTTCGTCCTGGACGGCAAATGGATCTTCTTTACAGCGGGAGACCTGCAGAACGAGGGCAACAAGATCCTTGTTTCCACTGTCAAAAACCTGAAGGCGCATATATACAAATTCCAGTGGCACGGGGACCGCAACGCAATACTCACGGCCATGATGCAGGCAATGCGCCCGCTGATAGCTTATTCGAATTATCATCACAAAGAGCACTCCGGGCGCGGATCCACGCGCAAGGTGGCGGAGGCCGTCGGGGCTGTCGTCGCCAGAAACTGGGAAAACGGCGATATCTTTATCGACTGCCAGGGCGGCACGATGAAATTGTCATGCTCCAAAGGAAACCTTTCCAAGTCATTCAAGCTTTAACGGAGGAAATGATATGCAGCCGTACAAAGTCAGTTTATCCACAAAGCTGAAGCCGCCGCAGTCGGGGACGATCGTGATCGAGCCGGAGGACTACACTAAAGACGAAGTGCGCGCCCTGAAGGCTTCCGGAGCGCGTGTCCTTGCCTATCTGTCCATCGGCTCTACTTCCACGGATCGCAAGTATTACAAGCAGCTGGAACCGTATCTTCTGGGCCGGCTCAAAGACTGGAAGAAAGAGCGCTATCTCGATTTGCGCCAGCCGGCCGCCCGCACCTGGTGCCAGAAACAGGCCAAGTCATATAAAGACAAAGGGTTTGACGGCTACTGGCTTGATAATGTCGACGTCTACGAAGAATACAGGACGACTGCAATGTTTGACGCAGTGACCAAAACGATCCAGGCCATTAAGGCCGTCGGCGGTTATGTAATGCTCAATGGGGGCATGATGTATCTTACAGATCTGCTGATTCCGCATAAAGCGCAGGTCGGCGCCTATAAGGTCAAGAAGAATGCAAAAAAGATCGAGTCGTCCCTCAAAGCTAAAGGATTTAAAACAGCGATCATTGAAATGGACGATATGTATAAAGTCCAGGTCGGAGCCTTCTCTCTTCAGGCCGGCGCGGACCAGGTAGTGAAAAAACTGACGGAGGCGGGTTTTACCGGAAAAAGGATCACACTTTTCGACGGCAGGGCATCTGCTTTTATCAACGCGGTCAACCAGGAGGAGGTTTTTTCGCTGATCGAAGACTACGGTGGAAGCGGAAAATTCGGAAAACAGACAAGGGAGGAGTCGGAGAAGTATCAAAGCCATATGCGCCGGCTTGTAAAGAACGGCATAGAAGGCTTCCTCCTCGAATATACAGAGGATAACACGTTGAAGTTCCGGATTAAGGTGTTCTGTGACGTGCACGGCATGTCCGGCTGCTGCATTTCCGGAGACAAGGATCTCTAAGAGCACCAACGGGAATTCCCGGTGCAACTATAAAAGCCCGGCTGCTGGAATTATCGTCAGCGGCCAGGCTTTATTTTTTTGCGCTTTTTCATCCGGATTCCGGGTCTGTGGCCCGCCGATTTAGCAGGCCCGTTTTCCTTTCTTTCGGCTCCGAAACGGTGTCTATTTGTCATATTAAGGGCAGGTAAAATAGAGACTTAAAAACTGTCCCATTTTCAGCTGCATTAAGATGTAGCTTTTCGTGTGCTGTCTATTTAACACAACATCCCATTATGACAAGTAGCCGAACGAGCGCGGGGTATAAAAAACCGCCAGTAGAACCACTGGCGGCTGTTCAAAATGATTTCGCGGCGTTACGCATCTTTATAGGCTGTCTCGATATCCTGCCGAATCAGCCTTTTTATATATCCCTGCATACTTGGTTGCTTTTCAAGGTGCGCTATGATATCCGCGTCAGTATTGATATTGAGCTTTAAACCGTATCGGCGGATATACGCTTTTTCTTTTTCTGCTTTTCTGATCGTTTCTGGCAATGCCATAATTTCACCTCCCGTCTATGACACGATCCTTCTACATGCATTATATATTGGTGCAAACCCCGCGTCAAATATCCGCCATCGGTTATTCAAAATGCTTTCGCGGCGTTAGCCTCCATACAGCTCTATCTGCTTTTTCAGGTCATTGACCGCGTTTCTGAAGCATTCCGCAAACAGGCTTTCCGGGAACCTTTCCAGAAATTCTTCCAGTTCCTCCACGCGGTCGTATGCTCTTTCAAGATTCAAAGTTTTTCCCAGCTCCATATTTCCTCCTCTTTTCAAAATGATTTCACGGCATTACCATTCAAAAGACCATGTTTTTCCGATCCGGCGGACAATATACCAGTGTTCACCCATGTCTTCGATCACGTCGCCGGAGCTGTGCAGGTCGTGCTGCGCACACGTGTTCAGGATGTTTATAAGCTGCTCTTTTCGGACGCTGAAATAATTGTCAGCAGCGGGATCTATTACATAATGCGGGATCACGATTACTTGTGGAATCTCGTCGAAGTTATCCACACTGAAATCCACATCAGGTATACCGCTTATAGAAAGCAAATCTTTTTCCAGCTCCTGAAGGCGGCTGTAAATACCGTAATGCTCTGCGTACTGTTTTGTCCTCTCTCTCATAAATTCCTTTCTGCCTTCGTAACCTCCGGGGCGGGCTGCCGATAAAAATGATTTCGCGGCGTTATGCGCCTGTAGAACAGCTGTAAATCTTTCCGGGCTCCGCGTAGTACAGAGTGTGACCATCTACGCACGCATAAAACACTTTGCCGTGTTCGTACCAATCAACATATTTTGTGCGGACTGTGACGGGCTCCCCGTAATTCCGGCCCTCTTCGAATTCGTCCCGGATCGGGCGCGTATAACCGGCGTATGAAGACGCATAACCCTTTTTGACTTTGTTCCTGCGGAGTACAAGCGTGTGTTTCCCTTTGAGCTTTACAACCTGATAAAAGGTTATGTTTGTCTGATCGTACCCCCAGGAAGTATAGAGGATGTCTCCCAGGTGCACGCCTTCCGCGTTCTGCGTTTCCTCTGTTTCCCGGTGCTGCTGGTATTCCATGTTTGCGGCGAATTCTTCCAGCGAATATTCAGAAATGCGTTCCCGGATCTCGTCAAGCTCTGTTTTGTCCTGCGCGGCCTTTTCCTTAAAACGCCGGCTGATTTCTGCGCGCTCTTCGTCGGTATAGTAGCCGAGTCCATAAATTTTATCCTGCTCCGTCGCCTCTTTGATTGAAATGATTTCGGACATTGGCCGCTTTTTGTAAAACTGCGCGGCGGCCTGCTCCCGTGTGGGCGCGATTTCGGCTGCGAATGTGCTTGTATAAGTGGACTTTTTAAGATCCCCTTTTGCGGCGTAATTGATAATGTATCTCATTTTTTCCTCCTGTTTGCCTTCGTAACCTCCGGGGCGGGCTGCTGTTCAAAATGATTTCGCGGCGTTATCTGGTTGAAACGCGGTAATAAAGGTTGAAAATGTCGGCCGCCTCTCCGGGGATCCCGGATACAATTTCATCGATCTGGCTTTTCAACTGGTCCAGCTGAAGCCGGATAAAAGGCGCTTCGTTTATCATCGTTTCAAGGCCGGCGGCGCGGTCCAGGTGGATATCCCGGCGGCTTTTGGCGCTTGCAATGATCAGATCCGCGGGGATCCTTTTCCCGTCGGGCATGTCTTCCAGCTTTATCTGTGCAAGCGTAAAATCTCCGGAGATGCCTTTAACAAAACAGCTGATTTCAAGATATTTATATCTTTTTTCAATCCATGCTCTGACCCCGGCGGCCTGCAGCGCGTTCTGCAGGCGGCAGTTAAACACTTTGCCGTCGAACTGTTTCACGACGTCGCAGACCGTTTCACAATATCCGGCAACCTCTTTATAAGCGGCGATTTTTGCGCGCGCGTTCTTTTCCTGGTCTTCCTGTTTAAAAGCTCCCATGTCATAACCTCCGTTTGAAATGATTTCGCGTCATTGCGGTTTATGGTTTTCCGCGACGATCCCCGGCGGGATCGTTTCGGCCCGTAACCGGCGGGCCATCGTCAGGCGGACATATAAGCGGCTGCGAATTCCTCTAACGTGCATGTCGTCGGAAGATCCGGACCGGCGGCCGGGCTTTTGCGCGGCCGGCCGCGTTTCCGGCGCGGCTCCGTTTTATTCTGGACCCCGGCTGCCGACGCGGCGTCTTCCTTCTTTTCCGGCTGGATCTTTTCA